CTCATCTTCAATGTCGTGATCTCCTCCCCAAATTAATTCGTTATTGCAATGCCAACAGTTCATTCTTTTCTCCAACTATCCGGCAAGTTATCTCTACTAAACCATCTGAATTTATTCTTCTCTGCCCACTCAGCGTGGCTTCGTTTAGTTCCATCCTTTCGTTTCTTAGCTGCAGGCATAGGAGCATAAGGATCAGAGAATAAAAACACCAGCTCACACTCTTCCGGCAATACTTTTCTAATCCATATGTACTTACTGTACTCAGGATAATCCCAGAACCTACCTTTTGCTTCAAGGTAAATAACTTTATTGTTAATAATCTTTATAAAATCCGGGTGATATTTATGTTCAATCGTATATTCTAATATACCATTATGGTGTTCCCAATTCTTTAATTCTTTTTGATGTAACTCATACTCCCATTTAGAATCATACCCTTTAGGTAATCCCTTATCAACAGGTCTTTTCTTTCGTGGCTTTCTCATTAGTGTACTTCCCCGCTTAAAGGAATGCCATCCATGCCTTTTTCTCTAAGCATTATTTCTTCTTTTGCTAGATCTTTTAGCTGGGTTATTAGATCTGTTTCTATTTCTGATAGATGCGCACCACCAAACAACGCACCGCCTATTGTTATAATCAACTCGTCAAGCTGTAGGTTTTCAATACTGCTCATAGCGTTTCATTAACTCCTTTAATGTTATGTTATTGTTCTTTTTAATTTGTTTTTCTATCCATTTATCTGACATAAAAGATAGGCGCAAAGTTCTTTGTTGCATGAAATATTTTTGATCAGGCATTGCGTCTGCTAGTCCTTCTAGTGTAACATATTCTTCTTCAGGAAGCAAGCTATTTATCCATGCAACCTGCATGTTTCTTGCTTTTTTCCTAAGTTCTTTTGCTTTCTTACCTCTCATTACAATGTCTCCTGACTAGAATCATAATTCTTTTCAAGCTTCCAGTAATCTAAGATACTATTAAACATTCCTAGATGCTTGGCATGAGATTCTTTATCCCAAATGTAACAAGAAATAAGAGCAGTATCTTTTCTGTCTATAAAAATAGATACTCTTTCAGGATCATTAAACCCACAGCCTTGAGCATAGGCAGATAATTGCATACCATGACTGTCATATACCAGACGTTTAGGATCTTTACCTTCAAGGTTATCCTTGGTCTTGAAGTCTACAAAGATTCCTGATTTAGAATATAGATCTATCATACCACCATAGCCTTGTGTAGCACAGAAAGAATCCTCCGCTATCCATTCTTCATCGGGGTAATGTTTGTCTAAATATTTCTTAACTTCTTTGTATGGTTTGTTAGTAGAGGTCCCAAGGAATCCTTTCTCAATCATTGCGTGGATTTTAGTACCTCTTTCAGCAGCTTCTTTACCAACCTTCTGTGAGTCTTGTCGACACCGATAACTAAAAGACTTTAGAGATTCTCCCTTATGTCTTTCCAATGTCAAAGCAGAATTTAAAACTTGATTCATCTTCCAGTTTTCTAGAGAAGGTTTAGCAATCATGTTCATTACAGTTGTGACTGAAGGAACTAAACTAAGCTGTCTTGCATCTCTTAGGTTTGTCTTTCTTTCTTTTCCATTAGCACCTATGATAGTGTACATTGGCTCACCATCTTTAGTGTACCAATGTCCAGACTCAGAAGTAAATTTATTATGGGGTTGACTTTGAGAACTGTCAAGTGTTTCTTCTTTTGTATTCATATGCTTTCTATTACCTCTATGACTTTATTAATATTTATGTTAAACCATTCGCCTTCATGTTTCTTACATATTCTCTTTAATCTTCTATGTGCTGTACTTTCTGCGCTTCTTCTGTCTTTAAATTCTTTTCGATACTCTACTTTATAATCTCTAAATGGACTGGATGTTTGATATCCTCTACACCTGTCGTCTGAATCAACAGCCATGCCAACTTTAAACCATCCCTTCCATGCAGGGTTTGTCAAGATATAAACTTCTCCTTCTTTACTTGAAGCATAGCGAGACAAAGATTGAAAGGCTGCATCTTCAAATGTTTTATAATTTCCTGCTTTATATAAAGGGTGTTTTCTTGAGACATACTGACCATTTACATACATATTTTTAGGATTATGTATAGGATTGGTTATGTGGTTTGTTTCCGCATTTAATTTTTTATTTCGTTTTTGCTGACACTCTATACATCTTCCATCCTTACCGTCTTTGGTATTTTTATTATTATAAAAGTTAGTAGCTTCTTTATCTGTTTTACATTCTGAACATGTTTTAATGTGTTTCACTCCAGTTGTCTCCTATTTTATATTCACCATCAAGAGGACATCGCATATTAAAATGCTGACCTGCCTCTATCAAGGCTTCGACACCAAGCTTTCCAAAAAGTTCTGCTTGATCTTGTTTCACTTCCACCTGCCATTCATCGTGAATGTTAGCAACAAACTTATAATCTATGCTAGATTGTTTTGCTTTGTTGTCTAATATAACAAGTGCTTTCTTCATAACTATTGCACCACCACCTTGTAGTAGTGTGTTTAAAGCAGCATGTACATTTCTTATATGTATTCTTCTACCATCTAATCCTTTGAGGTAAGTTCTTCGTGCAGCTTTTTCAACTTTATACTTAAGAGTTTTAAAGGCAGGCAAGTTATCAAGGAATTGTTGTCTAAGTTTCTTTCCGTTTGCTTGATTACTACCTACAACTTCTCCTAGTTTAGCATCACCAGCGCCGTACATAAGAGCATATATAAATGACTTGGCATTGTCTCTTGATTTTAATCCTGCTATCTTTTGATTACGAGTGTGGACATCCCCGTTTAAAATCTCATCTGTATATTCTTTATCATTCATATAGTGTGCTAACATTCTAAGTTCTAATCCTGAAGCATCAATACCTACTAACTTATATCCTTCAGGAACAGTCCAGCATTCTCTACACTCAGCACCGTACTCACTTCTAGTATTAGGAACTTGTCCTGTATTAGGACTGCGGTGTGCCATTCTTCCTGTGATCGTGCCGTTACTGATAACAAAACCATGTATTCTACTGTCTTTTTCAACAGCTTTAATCCAAGAATCTATTTGTGCTATTCTTTTCTGCAGTAATAAAAACTCTGCAATTAGCTTGGCTTCTGGTATATGTTTTACTTTAGATAACGATGATTCATTTACAATGGGTTGTCCTGTAGGTGTAAAGCTATTAGGTTTCCAACCAAAGTCTTTTAAGTATTCACCTATTTGTTTACGCGATCCAAGATTAAACTCTTGTAGTTTCTGTCGCATGAAAGGTTTGTAATCTTTAGATTCTAAAAGTCTTTCATACTCTGAACCTTTACCAGTTGTTAATCCTGACTTGGATAACTCTCCATCCTTTTTAAATTTAGGTGTTACTAACTTTACATCAACCCACTTAGGTTTGAAAGTTGCACGAACTTCTCTTTGAACTATTGTCATTCGTTCTCTTAACTTAGCAACCAACATAGATGCTTTTCTTTCGTCAAAAAAGAAACCATCATCTTCTTGTTGCTTTATAATTTTAAACACTTCATGCTCTAAAACAATGGCTTCTTCAGAGAAACCAAGAGCTTCTGATTCTAAGTAATGATATATCTTTTCATTTAGAATAACATCTTGCTTACAATACTCTAGCATTTCTTCTGTATAAACTTCCCAGTCTTCAGGCTCTTCACCTTTGGCGCACTTAAGGATTCCTCCCCAATTTTTTAAACTGTGACCACCTTCTCTTGTGGGTTCAAAAAGTCGAGACATAACTAAAGTATCAACAACGATTACATCTTTAAATAAATCTACATTGTATAGTTTATTTAAAACAGGGACATCAAAACCAAGTATATTGTGTCCAATTAAAACATCGGCTTGTCTTAAATACTCAATGCCTTCTTTTATCTTATCAGGTCTAAAACATTTAAGCTCTCCTCCGAAAGGTTTAGCAACTATGCAATGAACCTTATCAGGATTCAAACCATTTGTTTCTATATCAAATACTATGTTCATACTTACCTCTTAAAAAGTTATGTCGTCAAACGTTTCTTCGCCTGTGACTTCATGCATACGACCTGTATCCAAGTTATATTTTAAATGACAAGCCATTCCTGTATCTCCAGTGTATCTAGATTTAAGTACACGAATCCTTGTTGTGTTTGCTTCTTCAGGATCATCCGCTTGTTGATTTCTTTCTAAGGCTATGACACTATCAGATAGTTGACTTATGCCTTGTGATCCTTTAAGGTGTGATAATGAAACAGTCACTCCTTGTTCGTGTCCTCTATCACCGGAGGCTCTACGAAGGTGAGCAACTAAGAACATACCAACTCCTGTTTCTTCTACAAGAGAACGAAGCCTGTTCATTAACTGGTCAATACCTCTACGCTCATCTGATTCTGTAAGACAGTTAACAAGCATATGTAAGTGATCTATTATTACCCACTCACATTGACATCCAACAATCATGTATCTCAACTTAGAAAATATATCATCTATGTTTGTGACACCAAGATGCGAGTGAATGTAAACCCTACCTTCTTGTATTACTCTATCAAAGAGTGCGCTTAATTCTTCATCAGTATATTTTTCTCGTTTTTCGGAAAGATATAAGCGATCATTTGCTTCGATAGATACAATACCATCAGCAGTTTTTAACCAGTTTTCTTCAAGAGCTATGATGCCTACATTATCTTCAGTATTTTTTATAAGATAATGACTCAGTTCTCTGGTAAAA